AGCACGGGGGACTATTATTACCCCCCGTGCTCGGGACGGGACATGACGTCAGCAAGGATTATAATGGGCTTTTTATTAGCCCATTTATTGAATTGGGCCGGGTTTTGTCATTTTACAAAAGCCCGGTCCAGGATAAGTATAATGTCACGTGCCGAATTAAAAGGTTGCTTCGCCACGAAGAAACCTAATTTGAGGTTGCGTATTCAATACGCTACCGAATATCTATTAATATGTGAGTCTCTGCCGAAAAAAATCAGAGCGAAAGCGGAAGGCAGAAGCGATGGATTGGGCGGAATCACAATTCAAGACCTGTACTCATGGATGCGATTGGAAGAAGATATCATCGGATTCAGCCGATAATCGACAATATGTACCATGCGTCGATTCTGGAGCTGGAAGAAAGTCGCCTCGCAAGGTACTTCTTAGATCTATTGAAGCTGTGTTTAACGGAAGCTTCAGCGGAAATAATAGGAATGTTCGTGGATTTCTCTACGTATCGATCAGAGACGATGACGGAGAAATGCGTCCAGTACTCATAGTACCATTCGGAGGATATGGATATCATAATGATTTTTATTATTTCGAAGGGAAGGGGAAAGTTGAATGTGATATATCATCAGATTATGTTGCGCCAGGAATAGATTGGAGCAGAGACATGGAAGTTAGTATTAGTAACAGCAACAACTGTAATGAATTATGTGATCTGAAGTGTTATGTTGTTTGTTCGTTAAGAATCAAGGAATAAAAGTTGTGCTGTAATGTTAATTAATAAAACGTATATTTGGGAAATTGATAGTTGTATAAAACATACAACACACTATGAAATACAAGACGCTATGACAAATGTACGGGTATCTGAATGAGTTTTAGTATCGCTTAAGGGCCGCAGGCCCGTTAAAAATAATAATCGAATTATAAACGTTAGATAATAATCAGAGATAGGTGATCAGATAATATAAACATAAACGAAGTATATGCCGGTACAATAATAAAATAAGTAATAACAAAAAAAATATGTATACTAATCTCTGATTGGTTCAGGAGAAAGGCCCACCAACTAAAAGGTGGGGAGAATGTCCCGATGACGTA